GACGCGACTGTGACCGGCACGCAGCGTTCGACCAATCCGGCTGGCATCGACGATATGATGGCCTTCCAGATGGCGAAGAAGTCGCTTGTTCTGCGTAAGGACATCGAAGCGATCCTGCTCGGCAACACCGGCCAGAACTCGGGCAACACCACGACCGCGCGTACCCTGCGGTCGATGAACGCCTGGATTAACGGCAATGGCTCGCGCAACGGCGCTGGCGCTGACTCCACTGCGGCCACCGCGGCTGCGACGGACGGCACTGCCGGTGACCTTCGCACGTTCACCGAGGCGCTTCTCAAGGACGCAATCCTTGACGCGTACAATGACGGTGGCGAGCCGGACATGGTGTTCCTTGGTCCCGTGAACAAGCAGAACTTCTCTGGCTTCACGGGTCGCGCAATCTCGCAGCTGATCGTCGGCAAGAACCAGATCGACGGCGCTGCAACGATGTACGCTTCGGACTTTGGCGACCTCAAGGTTGTCCCGAGTCGCACCATGCGTAGCCGTGACGTGTATGTCATCGATACGTCGAAGGTCGCGGTTGCGTATCTGCGCGCGTTCGTCCCTCAGGACATTGCAAAGGTCGGCGACGCAGACACCAAGAATATTCTGGCGGAATATACGCTCGAAAACAGAGCGCCTGACGCGCATTCGTTGATCGCAGACACGAATGGCTAGTGACTAAACTGAGGGAGGGGTTTCGGCCTCTCCCTCTTCTTTTGCGGGGGACACATGGCAAAACGAGCCATCCTCGACGCCGATCCAAACTCGCGCCGCGTAACGTGGTACGCCGAGGAGGACGGACGGCAATACATCCAGACCAAGCAGGACTGCGAAGGCGTTGTGGCTGCGGCCAAGGCCATGTCCGAGCTGCCGCACAACGACAAATCCCTAAAGCCGGTCGCACTGATCCCTGAGGAAGTGCTGAACCAGGCCATGCTTGAGGGCTGGTACCACGACAAGGCGAAGTGGCGGCGCTGGGCGAACGATCCAGACAACGCCCGCTTCCGCATTACCGAGGGGCGTTTGTGAAGATTGCCATTGCAATTCCCTGCCACGGTCAGACCATGGCGAAGTTCACGCAATGCCTCGCATCGATGATTGCGTTCTCGGCGCAGGCGACAATCGAAATGGACGGGCATCAGGTTAGGCCTGAGTTCGAGATATTCATGGTTTCCTCATCGCTGCTCCCGGAGAGCCGTAACAGGCTGGTTGCAGAGGCAATCAACTGGGAAGCCGATTACATGCTGTGGATGGACGCGGACCATGTGTTCCCGTCCGACGCTTTAATGAGACTGCTTTCACGCAACCGCCTCGTAGTGGGTTGTAACTACGCCCGCCGCTTCTCGCCAACCTCCCCAACCGCATCGAAGCGGGGCAACGACGACGAGCTGGACCTTGTGTGGACCACGCAGGAGAAAGCGCAAGCCGGTGAATTAGAAGAGGTCGCGCATCTCGGGTTGGGGCTGTGCCTCGTGGACATGAGAGCATTCGCGATCCTCGAAGCAAAAGCCTCGGATGACGGCAAGGAGCATTTCTGGCCGCTGTTCCGAATGGACCCGACGCCCGATGGTATCCGGTTTGTCGGCGAAGATGTTCATTTCTTCAAGTCGCTGCGTGAAGCTGGAATCAAGATTTACTGCGACCATGAATTGAGCTGGGAGCTGGGCCACATTGGCGAGCAAATCCTGACCAACGCGCACACGGTCATTCAGAAACCCAAGTTTGAAGAGTGGACCAAGCGCAAGCTCGATAAGTTCACGAAGGAGGCCGTAGCGTGACCATTGCGACCTACGACGAACTCCTTACCGAACTCGACCAGTGGCTGAACCGCTCCGATCTCTCGGCCCGCATTCCCACGTTCATCCGTCTGTTCGAGTCCCGCGCCAACCGTCTCCTCCGCACTCCGGAGATGCACGCACAAACCAGCTACGCAACGGTTGACGGCATTCCGCAGCTTGCGTTGCCCGATGACTTCCTGTCGGCCCGCGACCTGTATCTCGACGCTGACCCGGATTTCGTGCTCGTCGCAATGACGCCCGCCGTGCTGAGGAACAGCTATCCGCAGGCGAACACGGGAATGCCGCAAGCCTATGCGGTGATCGGCCAGCAGATATTCCTCGGCCCGACGCCTGACGGCGAATATTCACTCCTCCTGGATTACTACCAGCGCATCCCGTCATTGAACGAGGACAACCCGACCAACTGGCTGCTGAGCACATACCCCGACCTCTACCTATGGGGCTCGCTGTGCATGGCGGAAGCGTTCCTTCGCGACGACACGCGCTTGTCGGTGTGGAAAGCCGCCTGGGACGAAGCGACGGGCGAGATCAACGCGCAGGCGAACCGCCAGCGTATGCCCTCGGCTCCGCTGATGATGCAATCCTATATCTGGGAGCGCTAAGGTGCAGCTCGGGTCGTGGGCCCCCGATTTGCCTGAGTACGGCCACGGCAACCTCGTCACTGCCCGCAACTGCTATTCGACCTCGCTCGGCTATGCTCCGGTCAAGGCCCTGTCGTCGGTCACGGCGGCAATGGGCGAAACATGGAGCGGTGCTGCGGCATTCACCGCTTACGATGGAACGAAGGTACTATTAGCGGGCACGGCGGCGCATCTCTACACGCTGACCACAAGCGCTGCGACTTCGATCCTCACGGTGTCATCCGGCAAGCCGTGGTATTTCGCGCAGTTCGGCAACTTCGTGATTGGTGTGAACGGCGACACCCCGCAGAAATACACGATCACGGCCAACACGATTGCGGCGCTCGGCGGTTCGCCTCCGGACGCGTCGATGGTGGCGATTGTCCGCGACCAGGTGTTCCTCGCTGGCGATCCCGCTGCTGGTAACACAGTCACATGGTCGGGCCTCAACGACTGCACCGGTTGGACCATCGGAACCAACCAGTGCGACAACCAGCAGATACCGGACGGAGGGCTGATTACCGGCCTCGTCGGCGGTGAATATGGATTAGTGTTTCAGGCGGGCGCAATCCACATCTTCGAGTACGTCGGAACGCCGCTGATCTACACGCGAAGGAAGATTTCAGACGGCATCGGAGCGCTTTGCCAAGGGGTAATCGCGCAGTCCGGAAAGCGGGTGTTTTTCCTCGACCGCTCGGGCTTTTATCAATTGCTGGACGGTCAGCTTTCACCGATTGGAAAGCAGCAGACGCAGACCGGCCTTGTCGAACTTGTCGATAGGACATTCTTCGAGACCTACTCGGTCGCTCAGATCGAGGCGCAGTGCCACGCGACGGTCGATCCGGCCCGCCAGTTGGTGGTGTGGTCGATGCCCGACCGCCTATGGGTTTACAACTGGGGCACGGGCAAGTGGAGCGACATCTACCAGCCCGGCATCGTCGGCGTGGCGCAGGGTCAAACCTCAGCCGTTACGCTTGAGGATATTGCGGTCCTGTATCCCTCGATTGAAGATGTGCCGGTAAGCTTTGACGACCCGCTGTGGCGCGGCGGTGACCCGATGCTTTTAGTAGCGATGAACGACTTCACTCTGGCGAGTTTCGGCGGGTCACAGAACATGGAAGCGCAGTTTCGGCTTCCCAAGATGGAGGCGTTCAAGGGCTTCGGTGCCTACGTCCATAATTCGAGGATCGACACCGACGCGACCAACGGGGTGACGTTGCAAATTGACAGCTCACCGACCTTGGGCGCAGCGCAGACAACGGTGATCTCGACCGATCTAAGAGCGAATGGCGACACGCCGATAAGGTGCCACGGTCGCTATCACCAGCCGCAGATCACGATTGCACAGGGAACCGAGTGGAGCTTCATTGAGGGGCTTGCGATAGAAGCCACTCAAGGTGGCCGGTTGTGATCCCGTTTTCGCAGACTTCGCTTCCCGAGTGGCAGAGATTGGTTGCATCGCAGGTCAACCCGCTGCTCCAGCGGACAATTAACGTAGCGACGAAAACCGCAGCCTACACGATCAGCGAAGGCGATAACACGATCATGGCCGACGCCACCACGGCGGCATTCACGATCACTCTACCCAGGGCCGCGTTGTTCGGCGGGCGCAGGTTCACGATCAAGAAAATCGACAGTTCCGCCCACGCGGTAACGATTGACGGCGATGGGACGGAAACCATCGACGGCGCAACCACTGTTTCGCTGTCGAGCCAATGGGCGTTTCGAACAGTCGTTTCCGATGGAACGGCGTGGTTCATCATCAGCAGCTAAGTGCGAATATCATCATTGCCCGATGCGGAATCACACCCGCTCTGGCCCGCAATATACGACCTCCTCAAACCCGCCGCAGACTTCGGTTCCGTCCCTGTCGAGCATCCCGACCAAGTTGTCTGGATCGCGCACGAAAATGGAACCGTGTTCGCGGCTGCAACGACACTGCTTTTCACTGACCAGACCGCCGAGCTGAGATTGGCAGGCGGCCATCGGCACAGGGATTGGGTTCCGCAACTGAGCGAAACAGTGAGCGCCTGGGCGAAAGACGCCGGGGCGAAAAAGCTCACAATGAAGGGGCGGAAAGGCTGGGGCAGATATGCCCGAGCAACGGGTTGGGTCGCTCTCGACGGCACGAGTTACGAAAAGGAATTGTGAATGGGTATCCTGAAAGGGTCTCCAGCGAAAAGCACGTCAGGTTCGGCGCAGCAGTGGGCCCAGCCCTATGCCACGCAGGGCGCGCAGGACGTGATCGACGTATTCAACGCCGCTCAGCCGCAGACGCAGGCGAACCTCGGCGCGATCAACGCCGCGAACGCCAACCTCGGCAAGATCGGCGGTCAGCTCGCGGGGCAGACGGCGGGGATGGGTCAGCAGGCCGCCGCGATGGGCAAGACGGCCGGAAGCGCGAACAACTTCTACGGCGATGTCATCAACGGCAAATACATGTCGGGCAACCCGTATATCCAGAACATGCTCGGCCAGTTGGACCAGTCCATCCTCGGTCAGGTCGGAAGCCAGTTCGAGAGCGGCGGACGATACGGTTCCGGGGCTTACGTCGATGACTTGTCCAAGCAGCTCGGCAACGCCAACATGCAGGTTCTGTACGGCAACTATGCCGACGAGATGAACCGCAGGATGCAGGCGGGACAGCAGGCCGATCAGGCGTTGGCAGCACAGCAGAACGCGCTCAACAATTCCGAGCAGCAGCAGAACAACAACGCGATGCAGCAGCTCGCCGGTCTCCAACTGGCAAATCAGGCTCCTTATACCGGGGTCACGGCGCTCGGAAACTCATTGGGAGCGCTGTTCAACGGGGGAACCTCGACCGGACAGAAGCCGGGACTGCTCGACTACCTGTCGCAGGCAGCATCCAACGCCGCCGCAGCCTACGCAGGCAAGCCGTAAATGGCGACGTGGACGCTTCCTGACGCGCTGCAACTGCTTCACTCGCAGTATCCGGGCGCATTCGTCACGAGCGGCCAGCGTGACCCGAACAGCGCACTGGGAAGGGCCAACCCGAGTTCGTATCACAATGTCGGTCAGGCGTTCGACATTCGCCCGATGGCAGGGGTCAGCTTCGACAATTACGTCTCGAACCTGAAAGCGGCGGGGCTTCCGGTCGTGGAAGCGCTGGACGAAGCGAAGCATCCGAAGGCGTGGACCACTGGCCCTAACTGGCACATCGCGTTCGCCCAAGGCCCGAACGCATATTATCCGGGGAGCAAACAACAAGTGGCAACAAGTCCAATCGACCTTGTGCGCCGAGCACAGGCGTTCAACGTCGATATTCCCTCCGGAGACCCGACGCAGGCCCCCACTGCGGCTCCTGCGGGCGGGTTCGACATCAAGAGCCTTCTCGCCATGCTCCCGCAGGCAATGCCGATGGAGCAGAAGAAGAATGTCCCGTTGTGGGCGAAAATCCTCGGCGTCCTCGGAGATACCTACGGAGAGGTCCACAGTGGACGGCAGGGCGCGTTCATTCCAACGCTGCTTCAGGCAAATCAGGGGGTGGATGACCGCAATTTCGCCCGCGAGAAGCTGAATGAGCAGATCGCATCCGATAGAGCGTCACTGATTGCGAAACTCCAAGAGCAGCCCGCGATGCTTCAGGACTTCCAGGCATTCCAGGGAATGTCGCCCGAACAGCAGCACGCATTCCTGCTGTATAAAGACGCGGTGAGCCCGAACACGGTCGCGACCCCGCAGGGAACGACCAACGTCCCGCGCACTCAGACGAAAACAATCGGCGGCAAGACCTACTACAACGTAGGTGGAACTTGGTACGAGGAGGGGCAGTAAATGCCAATTAGGCCCGTTACTGACCCCTCTTTGCTTCAGCAGCTCAACTCGGGCGGAAGCGTAGTTGCGCCCAACCCGATGTTTCCCGGTCAGGTACAGGGCCAATCCCTGAGCAACGCCGGAAAGTCGATTGATGTTCAGAAGAACAGCGCAACGCTGCCCTACGACATTCAAAAGGCGAAGAACGACGCCGCCAAATCGGGCCTCGATGTTCAGTCGGCCAAGGCTGATCTCAACATCAAGACCGGCACCCCTCCGGGCGATCTTTCCAAGTTCGGCGAAGATTATATCAACACTCTGCCCCCCGGTGTTGGCGACCTCACGCGAGAGATGCTTCAGGGCAACTACAAGGGTTCGATCACCACCTCGCGCAACCCCGTTGTCATGCAGGCGGCGCTTGCTGCGGCCCATGCCACGAAGGGCAATTTCGACGCAGGACGCTATGACGAGCGCCTAGCGCTGATGAAGGGGATTACCAACCCGAACTCGCAGTTGGGCGCGCTGAACACGGCCATTGCCCACGCGGGGATGCTGTACGATCAGGCTCCCAAGGTGGCGGGCACGAACGCCCTCGGCAATAATATCCTCTCAATGGGCGCGAACGCCCTCTCGAACTGGTGGGACAGTGGCAGTCCGGGGGTTACGCAGTACCAGAGCATCCTGCAAAAATACGGCCCGGAGAGCGCCCGCGCATACGGCGTGAACACGGGGGGCGAGCGCGAGGCGGCCCAGGCACCGCTCAGCATCAATCTCCCGCTCGATGCAAAGCAGGCGTCCCTCCGAACGGACATGGACCTGTTCGCCGGTAAAATCGCCTCTCTAGCGCACCAGAACGACATTCTTGGCGGCAACCATCCCATCGATTACCTGAGCCCGGAAGCGAAGGCCGCGCTCCAGAAGATCGATCCGCAGGGCTATGACAAGTTCATTGCGGCGACCGGGGGCGGCACCCGCACAATCAGCGCCATTGGCGGCAAGGCCCTTCCAACTCCAATCACCGTTCCGGTGGATGCGTCCGACGCCGACATCAGGGCAGCGGCACGAGCGCACGGGTACAATGTCCCGGACAATTCGCCTGTCGCAAATACAGTAAAGAGCGAGCCCCAGAACTACGCCAATTCCTACCTCGGACAGGCGCTTTCCGGAGCCAACGAGGGGCTTGCTGGCGTTCTTGGCGCTCCCGCCGACCTCGCCACAGCGGCCCTCAACTTGGTTCCGAAAGGCATTAACGCGGTTGCGAATACCCACATTCCTGAGATCACGAACCCGCTTCTCGGCGGCCAGCAGTGGAAGCAAATCCTAACGGGCCTCGGCAGCATCCAGCCTAATTCATCCGATCCGTCCAAGCAATTCGTCAGGCGTGTTGGCGAAGACGTTGGCGCGGCGGCGGTTCCGGGCATGTTCGCAGGCACCCTTCCGAAGTTTGGGCAGGCTTTGCTGAGCGGCTTCGGGGGCGGCCTCGGAGCGGCTACGGCACAGCAGGTCGCGCCAAACAACCCGCTCGCGGAATTTGCTGGCGATGTGGTTGGCGGCGGCCTGACGGGGCTTGGATTGGCAAAGGCGGCGCAACGCTCTGCCCAGAGAGGCATCGAGGCGGCTGTTCCTACTACGGAAACCCTGAAGGCCAATGCGGCGAAGCTCTACGACCAAGCGGAGCGGCGGGGCGTAACGGCAAGCCCGGAGCAGACGCAGCAGCTTGCAGATGACTTCCGCAAAACACTTGTTGATGAGGGGCAACTAGGTCCGAATGGTGCCATCACCAACGCGGACTCGAACACGTCCAAGGCGTTCAACCTTGTCCAGCAATATGCTGGGCAGCCAATGACGCCCAAGCAGATGAATACTGTTCGGACGGTTCTCGCAGACAGTCGGCAGAGCGCCGATCCCGCAGACCGTCGCCTGGGAGGCATTCTCCTCGACCAGTTCGACAACTTCGTAAGCCCGCTTGCGCCAGAGTTCCGGCAGGCTCGCTCAATCGCAAGCCGCTACCTTCAGGCGCAAGACCTCGAAAAGGCGCGCGAACTTGCCGCCGCGCGTGCGAACCAGTTCACCGGCTCAGGGTTCGAGAACGCGCTGCGGACTGAGTATCGCGGCCTAGATCGCAACAATATCAAGGGCAATAACTACTTCTCTCCCGATGTGGCCGATGCAATCCAGACCGTCGCTCGCGGTACACCCGCCAGCAACTTCGCGCGTGGCGTCGGCAGGCTCGCGCCCACGGGCGTAGTTCCGATGATGGGCGACGTTCTGCCCGCCATGGCTGTCGGTTCTATGGCAAGCCCGGCAACGGGCGGTGCGCTTGGGGCAGGTCTTGCCGGAGCGGGAATCGCGGGCAGGGTCGCCGCAACCCGCATGGGGATCAGCGCAGCGGATAAGGCCGAACTCATCGCCCGCAACGGCGGCGCATTGGATCAGGCTCCGCTTTTGCCTGAGGGCATAAGGAACTTCCTCGCGCAGCTCGCGGCAATTCAGCAGGCTAAGTATCTAAGCGGCGATAACCCACAGTAAAACCAGGGTTAAAGCCAACCAAAGCCACTCACCCGGAGAGAACGTAAGCAGCCATTCACGGCGGCGACGACGGGCGAGCTGTTCGCGATCCACCCATCAATTTTACGCTGAAGGGCCTTGAATGGCAAACGACATCTACGATTGGTCCACGACCGCAGCATCGAACACGACCTGCGACGGGATCGACATTGATACGGGCATGTCCCCGGCTGACGTAGACAACACTTTCCGCAGCCTCATGCGGATCGTCAGGAACACCTTCGCCACGGCCCTACAATCGTTCCTATCCGGCACTGCCGCTCTCCCGGTAGCCAACGGAGGCACGGGCGGAACGGACGCTGCGAGTGCACTGACGGCCCTTGGAGCCCTGTCCAGCGCGTATCGCGACCTTCCTCTTGCCACGAAAACCGCCGCGTTCACCTTTGCCGACGCCGACCGGGGGGGAAGGATCAACTACACCGGCGTTGCTGCGGCTGCGACCATCAACCCCAATTCCACGACCGCGATCACCCTAGGCGCGGCTTATGTCATCCGCAACGCTGGCTCGGGTTCCTTAACGATCACGCGAGGTTCCGGAGTGACCCTCAAGGTCAACGGCGGGACCACATCCGCCGACGCGACCCTTGCCGTGGGCGGAATCTGCACGCTCATCAAATGGGACACGAATGACTGGACCGTTGCCGGATCGGGCGTGTCGTAATGACGGGGATCGTCTGCTGTCTCCCAATCATCGGCGCTCCGACTGCGGTTGCTCCACCTAACCCCCTAGCCGTCTCGCGTAGCCCCTCAAGCGTGTCGGGCTCAGCTTCGACCTCAACCGTCACCTCGAACTCGACCACGGCCACTGCCTCAGGTGGAACGTCTCCCTACACCTATTCGTGGGTCAGGGTCTCCGGGGACAGCAGAATATCGGCCACCAGCGCGAGCAGCAGGACAACCGCTTTCACGCGAACCAATTGCGCTTCGGGAACGAGTTATTCGGCGACATGGCGCTGCACGGCCACGGACGGGGCTGGGGACACCGCGTTTTCCGGGAATGTCTCGATCACCCTGACGCGCACCGGAACCACCGGGGACGGCGGGGGAGGGGGAACGTTCGAGGGGCTGTCAGACCAGACCATCACCGCCTCGGCAATCTCGTCAAGCCAAACCGCGACTTATTCGATCAACAGCAACGGTACCTATACCGGGGGAAGCTGGAACAGCTCAACCACTGCGGGTTCGGGTTACGAGGTCAAGGCAACACTGACCTCGGGAAGCCTCACGACCGGAACCACGGACAGCTGGCTCGCTCTTTCGTCGAACCGTTCGTGGTCGGTGACGGACTCGACGCAGAACAACGCACCCAAGTCAGCGAGCTTCACGCTGCAAATCCGCGCCACCGGGACAACCACGGTTCTCGACAGCGCAACGATCACGCTCACCGCCAACGCTCTTAGCAGCTTCTAGGGGAAATACATGTTTTTCGGACGCAACAGCAACCCGTGGCTGGGCAATCAGCAGACGATGCAGCCCCTCGCCCAACAGCAGCGGCAGCCCACTGGTGTAATGCCAATGAACCAGCAGCAACCGATGACCTCACCTCCTCCGGTAACGTGGCCGGGGGCGACCTCGGACGGTGCGTTCGCGACGAACCTCGGCAACCTCTATGCCCAGCAAATGCCGAACCAGCAGGTTCCCGGCACGATCCTTCCTCCGGTGGCACAGCCTGGAGGGCAACCGGCCCAACCCCCGGTGGCAACCCCTCCCATCATCCAGCAGGGCCAAGGACCGTTCGGCGGGTTCTTCAATCGCCATCATGCGGGCTTCGGTCAGATGTTCGGCGGCGGGGGGCTTCAGCAGATGTTCCCGCAACTCTTTGCTCGCTTGCAGCAGAAAATGCCGTTCCAGCAGCCCAACTTCAGCCAATACATGACGCAGCAGCCACAAGTTGCGCCGCCGAGCGGAAACGGAATCGGCTAAAGTGGGTATCCGCCACTCCTATACCGCAACGGGTACGAACAACCCGAACCGGCAAGTCTCGGTCGATAGGTGGAACGAGGATCACGACTTCACCGGCACGGCGGGAATGCTCCTCGGCGCGGATGGGGTTGAGATTGACCCGAATACCATTGGGGGAAGCACTGGCGTTGCGACCCGCGCGGCCTTGGCGAGTTCGACCACAACAGTCGGCAGCCGCTACCTCCGCGAAAGCGGGCGCGAGGGCGCGTTTGTTTGGTCCAGCTCCAATCTCTCCACTTTAGTCACCGCAGACACCCAGCAGGGCATTTACGTTGCCCCGTCCTCGGACACTTCGGGAGCATCTGGCGCGTGGGTTCGCAAGTTCACCGGCGACGTGAACCCTGAGTGGTTCGGCATTGTCCGAGGCGATGCGTCAGGGGCCAACGGAACGGCCAATTCCGCAGCATTCCAGAACATGCTCACCGCGCTCCGGTCGCGGGCGCATCTTGACGCAATCTATTACAAGGGCGTCGAGAAACTCCGCTTCCCATCCGACGATGTGTACGAGTTCGCCGGGGATGATGACATTCTCGACTGTAGCGTTGTCATCGAGGGCGCAACCACCGCATACATCTCAATGGGGACGCAGTTAAAGTTCCCTGACAGCAAAAGCGGTCTCCGGTTTCAGTATCTCGACAGCAGCGGACTTACGGGAACTCGGACGGCAGGGCAGACAAGCTCGTATTCTATTCTCCGGAATCTCCGTCTTGTCGGCGGATACTCGGGAACCGAGGGCGAATATCACGGCGTTGTCATTCGCTCCCACGGCGTCATCCTTGAGAACGTGTGGGTCAAGAGCTTTCCCGGTGACGGAATCTATTGCTCCGCAGCTGCGGGCGGAACCCCAGAGGGCAACGCGAACAACTGCCGCATCGTCGGAGGCGGCGTGCAGCTGTGCAGGAACGGCCTATTCATTGACGGCGCGGACACGAACGCGTGGGCCGTCATTCAGCTCGACTGCTCCTCGAACCGTGCGTGGGGGATTTGGGATTCATCCTTCCTCGGAAATACCTTCATCGGGTGCCATACCGCAGGCAATGGTTGGGCTGGCGCGGCATCTTCAATCCCGACCGCGTGCAGCTTCAGCAGCAACCGCTATTTTGTGAAGGCTGGGCAGGCCACTGGGGCATCCACCAACGCTCCCTCGGGAACCACAGCCGACAATACGTGGTGGGGCTACATCGGCTCGGGATCATCGGGCGGCGGTATCGTCAATTGGGTATCTGGAACTACATTCCGTGAGGGCGGCTCTTACAAGACCGACGATCCCAACGCGGAGTCGGTGTTCAGCGGGTGCTACCAGGAGAGCGATCAAAACCCCGCCGCCATCATTGCTCCGTCTATCGTCGTCGGCGGGCCTGTCGCGCTTAACAACAAGGGCGGAAATGCCTTCTGCCTCCGCACCGACACGGGCGGCACTCCGACGCTAGGGTTCAGGTACGGGGCACGCGACGCCTCCATAGAAATCGCGAACAACAACAATTCCTCCATCATCAACTTCAGCCGCTGGACGAACGGCGGTGCAACGCAGAACATTGACGGCAAAATCTGGACGGCTTCGGGCCAGTTCATGATCGACCATGTGGCGGGTACGAAGATCGCCTTCCGCCTCGCCTCCGTCGAGAAAATGGCCCTCACCACATCGGGACTTCTCATCAGCGCCGCTGGTTATGGGCTGGGCTTCTCGACAGGCGCGGGGACTGCCGTCACCCAGGCGACCAGCAGGACAACCAGCGTCACCGCCAACGCAGCGTGCGGCGCGATTACGCTGGTTTCGGCGGCAGGTTCGACCTCATGGCAATCGTTCACCGTCACGAACAGCGCCGTTGCCGCGACCGATACGGTGAGGGTCTGCCAGAAGTCAGGGACGGACAAATACATGATCCATGTCACCAAAGTTGCGGCGGGATCGTTCGAGGTCACCTTCGCCACGACAGGCGGGACCACGACCGAGCAGCCGGTATTCAATTTCAGCGTGATTAAGGCGGTGGCGGCATGAAGTTAGGGCTTGGACTTGGACTCGCCAAGGGCGGTGTTTTGCACGGCCTTTCCAACAATGGCCTCACCAACCTCCTTTCCAACCCGCAGGCGTTTGATAACGTCAGCTGGACAAAGACCAATGTCACCGTGACAGCCAACGCTATCGCCGCGCCGGATGGAACGACAACGGCTGATCTTATTATTCCTACTGCCGTGAACAACGTTCATGTGGTTGCTGGGCCGGTGGCGGCTGGTTCGGGAACATTCACGCAGTCGGTGTTCGTCAAGTCGGCCGGCCTACCCAGGCTCGGTATTCGCTGCTTCGACGGGACTTCCTACAAGTTGCAGGCCACGTTCGACATATCGGCGGGAACGATTGTCTCCACGGTTTCCGGGTCCGCGACGATCACCGGCCTTCCCAATGGGTGGTTCGAATGCGCCGTAACGGGAACGACCGCAAGCGGGAACATGGGCATTACTTCAGGCTGGATATTCGAGCCACTGGATGGGAGCCACCTCGCGAACACCGTCTGGACTGGTGACGCGACTAACGGCGTCTATCTGTGGGAGGGTCAGGCGGTAAGCGGCTCGCAGCCCGGTCCAATCGTCTATTCATAACCTGCGCCCGCTCCAGGTCGAACGTCTCCAGCTTTGCCCTGAGAACGCCCATCCAGCGGAACGGGTAACGCTTCCTGACGACCTCTCCAGTCATCTCATTGGTGATTGTGAGAACCCACACGCAACGCCTCCGGTGAAAACGGACCCGAGCGCCGCCACCTTAGCGAAAGTTAGTACGATGAGTAAAGCGCAATGAATAGCCACCACGCCGCATTGGACACTGCGACGGGGCTGTTTGCCGCCGTTGCCGTATTCAGCTTCTGGCAGGGCATTGCGTTGGCCGTGACCATCATTGCCGCGCTGGTTTCCATCGCCTGCGGGCTCACCCGATTGCATGACCGCATCAGATACGGACCATCCAAATGAAGCGCAAAACCTACCGAGAGCACCTTGAGGACACGGTGAAAGAACCGATCCCCGAGGACATGAAGAAACTGCTCGAGAAGCTGGAATGGACCCGCTGACCGCGAAAGTCACAGCGTCGGGAGCGTTCGCCCTCGCGCTGGTCAATCTCCTCTCGGCATGGGGTGTGCTTATCCCGGTGTATCTCAGCGCAACAGCGGTAACGCTGGTGAACGCGGCGGCACTCGCGGTTGCCGGGGCATTCGTCGGAATCAAGCATCTTCTGGAGAGCAAGAGTGCCAATCCTTGACCGCATAGAAGCTGCTGGCCGCGATGCGTGGCTGCGGTTCGTAAAATGGCTGAACGGAATTGCGCTGTCGCTGATTGGCGCGGTGGGCTCGGCTTACTCGACGTATCCGGATTCAACCAAAGCGTTTCTGCGCCAGCTTCCGGAATGGCTCGTGTTCCCCGCCGCCATCGTGTTCTGCCTCGTGATTAATCATGCCCTCAAGCGCGCAAAAAACGCCTCCTAAAGCGCCCGCGCTGATTGCCGCCGCAGTTCTTCTCGCCACACCGATAACCGCCGCCTTCGAGGGCTACACGCCGAAAGCCGCTCCTGATCCTGTAGGCATTCCAACGGCGTGTTTCGGGGAACGGATAGACCAGAGCGACCTTGAGTCCGGTCGCATCTATTCCCGCGACGAGTGCATGGCGCGACTGAGACGAAGGCTGGGCGCGGAATACGCGCCGCCGATCCTCGCGTGTCTGCCACAATTGAACGACCGCAAGCGCCTCTATGTGTTCGCGGCTCTCATTGATGCGAGCTGGAACGCTGGACCGAAGAACGTCTGCGCTTCTCGCATGGCGGTGAGTATCCGTGCGGGCAACTGGAAAGCCGCATGTGACGGGTTCCGGAGCTGGCACGTCAAACCGAAGAACAAAGTCCTGAGAGGTCTAGTGCGCCGCCGAGAGACCGAAGCCGCGCTCTGCATGAAATCGGTCTAACCCAAGGAAAAATCGATGCTCGTTCGCGCGTTCGCCGCTGCCACGGCCCTGCTTGTACCTAGCGCGACCGCCCCAGAGACGTTCGCCAACGCAACGTGTTCCGCTCCAGTTGCCGTTCCGCAGACACCGGGACTTGCCGCTAACTCTACCTATTACAGCGACACCATGCCGCCCGAGCGCTTCAGGGCAAACGCGCAAGTGACAATCCAGTTTGCCGGTCAGGACACCATCGACAAAATTTGCGGCAAAGCTCCGTGCAACCTGATTACGCTCGGCTGTCAGACGCCCAAGAAGATCATCCTGCCCAACCCCTGCAAGTATGGCTCGAAAGACGCCTTCGCGGAGCTTGCTTGCCACGAACTCGGCCACCTGAACGGTTGGCCCGCAACCCACGGAGATTGACCCTTGGCGCTTATCCTCCGCTTGCTCGGCCCGTTCGGCGTCCTTGGGGCCGCGATCTCGCTCATCCTCGGCATCCTGCTCGGCGTCCAGAAGATGGAAACGCGCCACTGGAAGAAGCAGGCCGACCAGTACGAGGCTCTTTACCACCACGAACACGCGACCGTCCTCGGATTGGTCGAGGCGCAGGAGGAGGCGAAAGCCGACAACCGGGCGCAGGTCAGGAAAATCGAACAGCAATATCAGAGGAATACCGACGATGAACGCCAAGCGTACTTGCGCGATCTTGCTAAGCTGCGCGCTGATCGGATGCGCCCACAGGGAAAAGCCGCTCCAGGTAATCCCAACCCAGCCCCAGCACCCGCACCTCCAGCCCCCGCCCCCGGAGCTGATGGAACTCGACTGTGTGTTCCTGCCGAGTCCGCCCTGTGTGAAGCGGGTGCCGAAATCGAACTAAGGCTGATGCACCTCCAGAACCTTCTCGAGAAGCAATTGGCCATCAACCCAAAAAATTAAAGACTACGGGAGCGCTCCGAAAAACCGGAGACGCGGGGACAGCCATGTGCCTGATGAACCTCGTATCCTTCATATCGACATCGAGACGCGCCCCGCCATCGTCTATTCGTGGGGACTGTTCGACCAGAACCACTCGATAGACCAGGTTATCGATCCGGGCGGGACGATATGCTTCGGCGCGCAGTGGTCTGACTCCTCGAAGGTCGAGTTCTATTCTGACTGGGAGCACGGCCACGACAACATGGTGAGACAGGCCCACAGGCTGTTCACCGAGGCTGATGCGATCTGCACCTTCAACGGCGAGCGGTTCGACATTCCCAAGCTACAGGGCGAGTTCCTGTTAGCCTCTCTTCCCCCTCCACCACCTCCAACCTCAATCGACATCTACAAGACTATCCGCAAGATGGGCTTCCTCTCATCCAAGCTCGGGTTTGTCACTCCTCTCCTGGGAATGGCGGGGAAGGAGAAGCATGACGGCTTCGACATGTGGAAGGGCGTCATGGCTGGCGACCCCAAACATCAGAAGATGATGAAGAAATACTGCATCGGCGACGTTCGGGAGCTTAAGGAACTCTACGAGCGCGTCCGTCCCTATGTTGTAAAACACCCCCACATGGGCAATCGCGGGCCGCTCCAGTGTGGTGCTTGCGGCTCACACAGGACGCAAAGCCGGGGCGTCAGGCGAACCAAGTCCAGCTTCATCACCCGCATTCAGTGCGTGGATTGTGGCGCGTGGGGCGACGGCAAGCGGGTCGCCGCGAAATGAAAAAGCTGGAGATAACCCGAGGCAAGGTGCGTCTCTATTTCGATCCCGAAACCGCCTTCATCAGAATGGACTCCGGAGGTGGAGGATATTCACTGGAGCTGACCCCGGAAGATATGCTCGCGCTGTCTATGGCGCTTTGGCGAGCAGCAAAGCCTCTCCCCAGGAGTTAGGGTGCATTGCGCCGACTTAGTGCTTGGGATTTCCGAGCAACTCCGTAACGTCAATGACCTTGCCGTCGTCCAATGTGACGAACACCCGATCCCCAATTCGCTGAAGCGATTTGATCTGCTCGGGAAACTCCATCAGGACATTTCCCGGTCGGCGCTCGAAGTCGGGCGGCCACCATTCGTCAGAAATCATCAGCGGCGTCAGGTTTAGGCCATTCTCGGCTAGTTGCTTCCAATGGTCGCGCTCAACCACGAGCCTCTGAATTTCGCCGTCGTTGTCGTAGATATAACGAAGCAGGAGCGCCACGGCCTCGGTCGCAACGTCAGCGGAATAGCGGGCGAAATCGCGTTCATCTGGCTCGCCGCGCTCGTTGAGACCGTGCGCTACACACATGTCGACGATCTGCCGCGCTCTCGCATCATAGCGATAGAGCTTGATGGCCGCTTCAATGGCAGTTTTTGCGTCGTCCATGTTCACTATTCTCCCGTTATTCACTGCACAGCGACATACGCCGGATCGAAGCCTTTGGTCGAGACCGTGGAACAGGGCTCGATGCGAAGCACGAGAGCCGGATTAACGTACAAACACTATACGGATTCGTCCTTGGTAGCCTTAAGATGCGGAAGGGTTAGCTAGACGCTCGATCTCAGCTTCGATTTCGGGGCAGCGCTCAAACCATTCGCCGTGGAGGCGGTAGGCAGCGAACTTCTTGTGGTATAATTGCTCCCTCGATACGCCTTTCCTAGTGGCTAGGACGCGCAGCGGGATCGGAGAGCAAGCTTGAATGTCCTTCAAGCGAACCTCAAGGTTGACGCTGCGGCCAATTTTGATTGCCCCAACGTCGCCGCCGATGAAATAGGTCACGCCGGACTCATCGCCCTCAAATGGCTCGCCCACCTTATGCTTGAGGTCCGCAACGCAGATCGGCTCATCCCCGCAGGGAATCTCTAGGTCGGCCTCAATAGAACTATCGAAGATGGACTGAAGGCTTCCATCTTCAGCATATAGCGCCAAGAGATGCGGACTGGGCTTGATGCCCTCCCAGCACCCAGGCGTGGGCTCGCGCCTCCGGGGGATCGTAACGGGAACAGATTGTGCCCCCTGATGTGCCGCCACGCTCAAAACTCCTTTGCGCTTTCTGCGCGTTCTGTGTTGACCGGGTTTCCGCAGAAACCTAGGAAATCTGCGGGTTGCCGGCTTGGCTCAGTTGGTAGAGCAGCGGTTTTGTAAACCCTTGCTCCGTTCCGCCGAAAAAGTGCCATTTCCCCTCTGTAAAGTCAAGCGTTGTTCTCAGCGAACCGCTGCACCTGTGCCGCCTTTTGTGACACCCCGTGCATTGCAGCTTTCTTCTGCTCAGGGGTCAGGAACGCTAGGTAAATCTCGGTTGTCTTGACGCTCGCGTGTCCGAGAAGTTGTTGCAGATCATACAGCGACCCCTTCCCTGCCCGCAGATAATCGACGGCGTAAAGGTGCCTGAGATCGTGGAAGCGGAAGCCGGTGAACTCCTCGCCGCGCTGTGCCGCTTTTCGTGCCACTGAGCGCCTGACGTTCCCGAACCGCGAGGCTGGGCTTTTCCAGCGCTCCCCGTCGCCATAGTAGAACACGTATGGCGACTTGATATGGCGGGCTTGACGCTCCGCTATCTTGCGTGCCCGTCTGCTTAACGGGATCACCCTCAGCCGCTTGCGCTTGCCGTAGATCACTACGGAATCGGTGTTGATCTGCTTCCAGGTCAGGCCGAATATCTCGTCCTCGCGCATCCCCGTTTCGCGGGCGAAGTCTATCGCGTCAGCAAAGCGTGACGTGCAGGCGGCTTTCATTATCTCGATCTCGCCATCATCCGGCAGTACAATCGGGTCGCGCTTCTCGCGCATTCTCCTGTGGCGGATCGTTAGCGTCGGGTTTTCCTCGGCCCATCCTTCGTCAATCGCATGGTCGATGACGCTGGAAATGGCGGTCAGGTCGCGTTTGATCGTTGCCGTGGTCGCGCCCGACACTCTCCTGCCCTTCACCAGCTCGCGCAGCGTGGCCGTATCGAGCCGCCGCAGCTCCACGCCGTTCAGCCACTTGTCTACTTGCCTGAGGCTCGTCAGGTAGCGCTTGAGCGTCTTTGGCGAGAGATCGCCTACCGCGTGCGTATTCCACGACAGAACCGCGTCCTGCCAGCTCTGAGGCGGGAGAATGCCGAACCGCGCCTCTTCCTCAACGTCCTTTTTTAGCGCCTTTAGGCGGCGCTCTGCGTCAGACCTAACAGACGTGCGTAGGCTTCGTCTGTATTCTGTGCCGGCGACCTTGAAACGCGCCCACCACGTTTCCCCGCGCTTGTATAGATTGGGCATGGCGCTTTCCTGTTCACCTTTCGCGCCCACTGGCGCAACTCTACAACGTCAAATGTCCAGCGTCCTGCGGGCTTGCCGACGCCAGGAATACCGCCCGAGGCTGCGAACGCCTGTAGCGTGCGCTTCGGAATGCCGGTTATCAAGCTCGCCTCGGAAATGCCGACACGCTCAGCAGCCTTCGCATAACTGATGTCCGCAGATGAGACGCGGTTCCTCATCTGTGATGCTCCTCCCCCTTAACCGCCGCGAATATGAAAAGCGCGAGAGGCAGCGCGATTGGCCATAGCAGAGCGGCAGTAGCGGGCTCCAAATCTCCGGTTAGTCGCGTGAAGAGGTAGGCGCAGCAGAACACGCCAATCACATATGCAATGACGATAAGGGCGGTTGTCACGCAGCCCTCCTTATCGTCGGTCTAAGTTCCATAAACTCTCTGTGACCCGTCTTTTTAGGGGGTATCCAGACCTTGTGGGATATGTGGGTGGAGATGTTTAACCACTGGCGATGGCCCTTCATGGCGCATCCCCTTCGGGGACCGGGCCGTCGTGAACCGAGCCGCCAATCTCTGTTGTCGTCTCGGCCCTTCGGGCTTCCGTCCCTTGCGCGTTGCATTTGAAGCAGCCCGGAGATGTTGGCGACCAAACGCTGCCGCACTTCGGGCACGTCCACCCCTCGGCGCGCGTGCTTGGCCACGGCCAACTCATGTTGATGCTAGGCGGGAGTTTGATTGGGCTCGGCCAGAATGTCATGCAACCTCCTGCGGTACCAGCCGCCTGAACTCTCGTGACAGCGGGCTGTCCATGATGAGCGTTTGCCGCGTGCGGTCATCTTCATTCTCGCCAACGATAACCACGGGATCGAGGATTACGGCGGGGCGATCGATGAAGCCGACGATACGCCACAGGCCTCCGCGCTCATCCTGAACCAGCTTGCCCGCTGCCTCATGCCATTCACTTTGAGGGATGTTCACGCTGCTTTCCTTTCATCGGTCCAGCGAACTCCGTGTTTCGCGCCGAACTCGTAGAGAAGTTCGAGTAACCCGCTGAACTGGCCCTTGGTGAGCGTTGAGGATCGCAGCCCGACCGGGAATGCGCCCTCGCCCTCAAGGCATGGCAGGAACCGCATCTCGACGCCGAGCGCATTCAGGAAGCGCAGCTTGATGTCGTCGGTCGAATAGGTGCTCATCGCGGGAACCTGCTCGCGCAAATCTTCGAGCATTGGCCAGAGCTTGGCGTTTTGCTCCAGGCTTCGCGTCGGGGCGCTTATGGACATAACGTCGCCTTCGCGCGCTTCGTCTATCAGCCGCTTGGCGAAATCGCGCTGGCAGCGTCCGGAGAGATATACGGCGCGTCTCATGCGGTTCGCCACTTCTCTGCAAGGCGGATTGCCTCCTCGCGAAGGTCGATTCCGTGGACGCTGAAGAAGCCCCGATGGCCCAACGCCTCCACGCTCCATCGCGGGCCGTGCTGGATCAGATGATGCGCGGGACAAAGGGGAACCACCAGCCAATCATTTTTGGTGATGCTTCCCGCCCTGTCCGCATATCCGCGTACATGGTGCACGGTCGCCGGCCCCTCGCACACAAGGCAGACGTTCTCTTTCGCCACCCATTCATGGAAGCGTTTGAGTTCGACCGGCTTGTATTTAGCCTTGGCGCGTAGGGGCGTCTTGCGGAGCATCAGTCCCAACCGGGGATTTCATCATCCAAATCGGCGGTCTGTCGCGTCTGCTGGGGTCGCGCGTTGTTCTCACGCGGCTCGAACAGGTTTGCGACTACGCGGCCCTCACCGTCAGGAATGGGAAGCGCGTCAAACACGAGCTGGATACCGCCATTGTCGTTGAACCACGCGGTTCCGATGGTCGTCCAAAATGTTTTGCCATCCTTGCTCTTGCGAGGGGCGGCGATATTCATTCGCTTAGACATTGTTGATTGCCTCCAGTTGTTCGAGATCGCGTTTCTTCTGGCTCACCAGTATCTCCAGCGGAACGAAATCAGCCGGGACGGACGGACCTCCCGCCCACCAGTCTGGCAAATCCCTGCGGAGCTGGTTCACGAACTCCTTCACGTCCTTCGTCTGCTTCCAGGCGACAAACTCGGCCAAGTCTCCGATGCCGTTGAGTGTGCGGACGAACTCGCGTGCGGCGGTCATTAGCTGCGTCGGGCAGGTATATGGTCCGTCGAGCGTGACGCGCTTCCTGGGTGGCGTCTCACCCGTTGTAGGGCGGTCGCTGGCGGACCTTACCGCACCGTTGCCGTCATCATCTTCTGTCGGCACTCCAAAGGCCGTCTGGAGCGCGTAGCGGCGGGCATAGGTCAGTGCGCTTCCGTAGCCCTGTGCGTCCTGCCTGTTGGCGGGCACAAACAGCGTGCCGAGCGACATGGATTCGCCGCTGCGGTGATACACCCAGGTATCGACTGTCACGCCGCCGTCGCTTGGCTGGCAGCGCTGCGTAAAGAACAGTCCATTGGCGACAAGCGCTGGCTTGATTGAGCCGATAATGCTCGTCAGGTCCGCGTACTTCGACTTGAAGTGCGGGTTGGTCGCATCCTTTGTCGCGGCCTCGATCTCAGCGAAGGCTCGCGCCATTGCGGAGTGGAGAGTGTCACTTGACGGTGGCGCGGTGTCGCCCTCGTCAATCATCTCGCCTAGGCTCTTCAACTTAGTTGCCATTGTTCACCGGGGAGGCGTTATTGGCGCGCTCCCCGTCCCTCAGGTGACTGCGAAACTTGTTCATTGCGGTATCGTATGCGGTGAAATCGCCGGTCCTGATTGCGGAGAGCAGACCTGCTGCCATGTCGTCCCAGGCGTCACTCATAGCCCCGATGGTCTCCGAATGGCCGAGACCGGAACGGGCTCGGGGCGAAGCCAGACCAGCGGGAATAGCTCCATATTTCATAGCTTTACCCCACTGACTGAGTTGCTGAGAGCGGTGCGGATGCGCGCGATATTCGCAACGTCCGCCGGTTCCATTTCGCCCGAAGGCGCTTCGGCCTCGTCGCAGCTATCAATGACGGACAGCAGAAACTCGCAGTCGATCTTCAGTCCCGCTATCTGTAAGGCTTGAGCTTCGAGAGCGTCGGCGGCTTCGGGTCCGTCAGGGTTGGCGGGCCAAGGTTCGTCTATCCCTGTTCCGCTGCCCGAATAATTCACCCGACGCCGCAGCCTCGCGCACAGCTCATCCACTGAGGCTTCGCTATGCCCTTTGGGTGAGAGGCGGCGAATGCGGTCGCACATGATGTCGAACACTTCGAGCGCCGTGCGGTTTTCTATTCCGATGATCGGGCGCGTCAGCTTCTCGTCACTCATGGTCCTGTCCTTTGGGTGATGCGGTGAGTGCGCGGTCACGATTTGCAGCAACTCGCAGCGGGTCGCGCGGACAGTCTGTCCAGTCGCCAGCGATTGTGCGGAGCGGTTCAAGGGCGGCGTCTATTTCGCCCAGCGCCTCGCCAAACTCCTGCTGATAGCGGTCGTCGTCGTAGGCGTATGATCCGCGCCCCGCTTCACTCAGCCAGCGTCGGCCATCGACCGCTTTGCGGATAACTTGAACGCCTATCGCGACCTTGTAGCGCTCTGTGTCCAGAATATCGCGCAGTCGCTCGTTCTCTCTCAGCGCTTCCCTCAGCGCATCCCGTTCTGAGCTACTAGGGTTGGGCGATGCGGCGAGAGCGCGGTCGATGCGGCTGACGAACTCACGGAAGTAGCCAAGCGGCTCGATGTCGCAGAACTGCATCTGCGATTTGTAGCCATCGCGGACTTTCTCGACCGCTTCCCGTAGCGAATCGACGCGATGCCCGCTCATATGTAAACCCCATCTTCAATTTGCTGCATGACTTGCAGGAGCTTCGGAGCCTCTCCGCGCGCCAGAAGTTGAACAGGCGTCCACATGTCGAGCAGCGGCTGTGGCGCGGTCAGCCAGAAGGCCAGTTCCACATCGCTGTAGAGACCAGCGGCAATCAGCAGCGCTTGGCTGAACTCATCGAAGTTTGGCCGAGGCGGAACGCGCTCCTGTAGCTGTTCTGAGGCTTCGGGAGTGGGGATAGATGCGCGAGTGTTCCATGCGGCGATTGCTTGCTCTTCCAGATCGCGACGAACACGCGCACCACACGCCTTGCAGATCGCGTCCCAAGTCGTGTCGCCCCACTCGTGGTCGGGCGCTGTCGTCACTTGCTCCGACGCGCAAAACGGACACGGTTCGACCAGCTTCTCAGCGCGGGTCATTGGCATAATTTCCTCACGAGAGCGCAGAGGTAGATCAGGCCACCAATTCCGCCGACGAACGAGATAACGTAGATGATGTTGGGCATGGGGGTCATTGGATTGTCCTGTCAGCGGTGGCAGCGCGGCGAGGGCTCGAACCTCGCTCCTCCCGGCACAGAGCGCTCCGTGTTCGAGTGGCCGGTCCTGGGTCCACGGTAGCGCGATGCACCGCGCCGTTCCGCTTTCCATACCGTTCGCGCTATAGGTCATTCAGGTTTCTCCGGTGTCTGTGTGGCGGCGCGGGCGAGCTTGACGACGAGCGTGACCGGCGACGGGAGGCGGTCGCAGAGGATTACATCGCGCCCACGATCAACGTAGTGCGCCCGTTCACATTCGAGCGTCAGCCACTCTTCCCGCTCTGCAAGCTCCAGCAGTTCAGTCTCTGTGGTCATGCTTCCCACCTTGCGTAAAAGCGTTCGAGCGGGCGGTTACAGTCCACCGCGACACATCCGGGAAGTTCCTTCGCGATATGCTCGGCAAGGTTCTCAGCGAGTTGCAGCGTGTCCGAAACAAGCGTGTGATCCAGCGCCTGCCGAACCGCCTCCACTTGCCGCTGAAGGGCGCGGGCATCGTGTCCAAAGCGATACCAGCAGGTCACATCGTAAGAGTGACCATGCCGCACGCCTTCAGGGCTGTTATGGCCCAAGGACAGCACGAAGCCCACGCCCGTCAGCTTAGTCATGCTGCGCCGGAAATGCGGTCGGGCTAACAAGGGCTCGCATCACGTCGAGCGCCATCTGCGGGTTCTCTTCGAGGATGCTGGCCGCGTAAGCCTTCAGCGCCGGAATGGCGTGCGGGTCGCTGCCATCGTAGGCGAGAACGATGTAGCGACGGTCGGCTCGGATTGGACTCCCATCGGTACGAGTGACGCGAAAGCGATCCTCGAAACCGCCCGTGTTGGCGCGTGTTAGTGTGTCGGTCGTCATGCGGCTATCTCCAGTTGTTCGCCGGGGTCATTGAAGCGCGGCGGACACTGCCCAGCATCCCAGCGTCCGCGCATCGCGGCGACGTTGCCGCCTTTGCGATTGTGGTTCCTTGCAATGTCGGTGCTATCGACCGACGCGAATGGCCACCGCTCAAGAACGAGCTGCATTCCGCGCAGCATGTGAATGTTGGGAGTGCGCTTGAACCAGCGTCCTATTTCGCGCCATGCGCTATCCATCTTGCGCTGCCACGGATCGGAGAGAACGTCAGCGTATTGTCCGGACGATCCGATGCACACGCGCGGAAAGGTCTGGAGCAGTTCGATTAGCCGCCGCTCCTTTTCGTGTAGGTGCCACACTGGGGAGCCGCGCTCACGAAACGGCCAAGCCCTCACGAGCAAGTCGTTGTCGTGTTCGTCACCTTCGATAACGTCAGGAATGACGGCCCAGGTTGTCGGCCAATCGAGCCATTCGTCGCACCAAGCGTAATAGGCTTTCCAATCCGGCTCGTGGCCGCGCTTCCAAACGCTGAAGGCCCCATTGTCGAGCATCACGGATTGACCGAGCTCGTGGCACGCCTTCACTTGCGCTGGTGCGGCGTGGGAAACGCAGAAGTGCGCTCCCGCCATTTCGAGCAGCAGCCGGTTTGGCGTGATCGGCCCGCCGTGATAATGAATTGTCATCTGCTGAGCGCCCTGCAAACGGTGCGTTCGGAGATGCCAACCCGCTCTGCAATTTCGTGGTGCTTCAATCCGAGCTCTCTCAGATGACGAATACGGCCAGCTTCGCGCATGGCCTTTGTCACCGGCATTTGGAGCGGATCGTCGCGCTCTTTCATCTTGCGGATGGTCGAACGGACGCCTTGCGGAGTGCCGCCGTATTCAGCCGCTATTTGCTTGAAGGTCGCACCGCTTCGATAGAGGGCAAGCAACCGTTCGCGGCGCTCGGGAACGGGCCAGCTCATGCTGTCCGCCCAAGCAAAGGATCACCCTGAACGGGTTCGGTTATGTGCACCGACACCTCGTTGCACCTCTTGCAAAAGCCGGTATCGTCCACCTCGTTGTCACAATATGGACAGAGGACTTCGCATTCGCCTTCACCTCCGCAGGCATGACAGGGCACTTCCGTGAACGGGCGATATGAGTTGCGGTCCACGTCGGTTAGGGTTCCCATTCCTCCGCAGGTTGAGCACCGGTCGATCATTGGGCGTCCCCGCTTTCAGCGGTCGCGCTGTCGCCCTTCGGATCAAGCCGCTTCGCGTCTTGCCGCTTACGCGCTTCCATCGCTGACGCTTCGCGCAGGGGCGCGCATCTGGGGCAGCGCGGGTCTAGGAAGGTGTGCGCCGTCATTGGATAGCCTCCAGCGCGGCGCGGACTGCGCGTCCCTTGTCGGAAAGGCCGGTGTCAGGGCGGGTAGTTGACGCCCAAGTCCAATGGCTCTCGAATAGGCCGAGCTTGGTCAGGCGCGTGTATGATCTTTCGGAAAGGCCAGCCCATTCCGGACGGAAGCTGCATACGAAACCGCTTTCGCTGAACCACTGCAAGGCTTGGCGTTCGCCCCTTGTCAGTTCGCTCGCGATGCGCGAAGGATCGAAGCCCGAAGGGTGAGAACCCGAGCCTGACGGCGTAGCCGACGCGCCCATCCTAAAGCACCCCCGCCACAACCAGCCACCCACACCCAACAACAACCGTTCCCGCAAGATACCAGCCAAGTACCCTGGCCATTCTGATGAACCTGGAATCAGCGCAGAGCTGGCGAGACCTCAGCCAATCACCAACGTCTATCGCCTGTGTCGCGGCGAGGCTGTCAGGGTCGGTGGGATAAGCGGAACAAGCCGACCAGTCTTTCGTGCATCCGGCGATGCGATGCGGGGACATGTGGGGGGCGGTCATTGCGCATCCCCGCCTTCTGCGGTCGGGTCGTCTAGTTCTGCCCGGACTTGCGCAACGTGGTCTGCGATCTTTTGATAGTCTGCCGCCGTTGCGACTTGGCGCAGCCGCAGGAGGAACCAATCAAGGTCGCGGTGCATAACACCGGGATCGGTGATTTCCACATCACCCTTGATCCATAGCGTTACCTTGAAACCGGTGTTTGTTTCATCGTTGATTAAGCGAGTGAGTACCGCGCGGGCGGCGTCCGACCAGCCGTCAAAACCGCTGATGATATAGCGCTGAGGCGGGGGAGTGTAATAGGACGTCGTGTAGTAGGCGGTCGTGCCCGTACACCATGTGCTTGTCGATGACGTTGACCACGTGTTGTAGTAATTGTTCGTGGTGGTGCTCGACGTGTCATTGAAATAATCCCAGTAGCGTACAGACATTCTAACGCACTCCTGCGATAGCGGCAGTCGGCTTTGCCTGAGACGCAAAGCGGCTCAGCCCGAAGGGCGACAGAGCGGCGGTGCGAAGACACCGCATCGCCCAACCCCTGTCGATGTGCGGGCGAGCGCCGTGAATGGTCATGCTGACACCGGTTCGATGTCGGTCAGATATGCGTCGATTGCCGCCCAGTCATAACCAGTCACCGGAGTGGCCGGTGAAAGCTGCTCAAGACGCCAAACGAGCGATTTGAATGTCCCATCAGCGAGGGCGAGCGCCTTAGCCACGTGGCTCGGGATGTCGGCGTAATGATTCCCGTCAGTCCAATCCCAACCGTATACGATTGGGGCTGTCGCTCGACCGGTTTCCCGTAGGAATTGGCACAGCGCGCAGTTGGTGTTGTCGAAGTAGTCGAACTCTCCGATGGCTGGCTTTGTCCGCGCCCACGCCAGAACATCGGAAATCGTGAAGTCGGTCGCCATCTGCTCACTCCGATCTATTCGGTTAGTGAGTTAAGCTATTTCACAGTCTGTGAAGGCTGTCAACAAGAAAAATCACAATATGTGACGATGCCCCCGAATCAGGCTTCACATATTAGTGTCGGTCGCGGGTGCCGGTCTTGAATGAGCGGAGGACGCGAAGGGCGGTTTCGCGGTCGCGGCGATCTATCGCCATCCAGATGTCGAACACGTCATTGTCTATGGTCGTAGGATCGTGGTCGAGCAAATGCCCAGGCGTGGTTTTCAGCGCGGGAGCGAGCTTTCTCAGCCATTTAGCGGAGAGGCCGCGTTCTCCGCTTTCGAGCATGGAGATTTGGCTGGCGGTCGTATCCACCTTCTCTGCCAGTTCCTCTTGCGACATTTCGCGAAACTCGCGCCATGCCTTGAGGTGGTTCGGACCCGCGTTCTTGTCCACCTCCACAATATGCAACAGCGGCGGTTCCGAGTTCATAGCTAAACTGTGACAAAATAACGCTTGCCCCGACTTCACAATCTGTGATACGCCAGCGGCATGACCCCAACGGAATTGAGCGACATCGCCGGGATCAGCGTTGGCTACGCAAGCATGATCCTCAGCGGCGTAAGAACGCCCCCGCTCAGTCGCGCCTTGTCGATCTACGACAAGACAGGCGTTCTTGTCGGCCCTCTCAAGGATAAGAGTAACGCGGAGATTGAGGAGGCGCGCAAAGCGCTTCGGACAATCGGAAAGCTGGCGGCCTAATGGTGCTTCCTGAGCGGCTTGACCTTGCCGACCTGCTCGGAGCGGAAATCGTCCACGGCAGATTGGCACGCCCGCACGAGCGAGGCGAATATCTTCGGCTGCATGACGAACTCGAACTGAGTGTTTCTGCCGAGGGCGTGGCAGACGTGGAACAAGCCATCTGCAAAGCGGATTTGCGGCACCTTGTTAACATAGAAGATGCCCTCGAAGTCGTGAACTGCCATACGCTGCACTCCTGCTTGGGAAACGCCGAGCACGGCAAAGGTTCCTCCACTAAAGTTAGTAGCCGATTAACGCACGGCACGGCGCTCGAATGATGCTGGGCGGGGGGATAATCGGACTCATCTTCGCCCTCGCAGCGACGGGCGCAGCATTGATCTACGGGCTTAACCTGCTCGCGGAATATCTGGCACGCTGGGTCGCTGACGTTTGGGCCGCCCCGCACGGTGATATACCGCACCTTCCGGGAGAACTCCGGCTCCGGAGCACGGGGGGGGATAGCACTCCGAAGCCGGTCGTTCATGGGGATACTCAATAAATGGCAAGCGCTCCGAACGTCTTGCCCATATTTCCAGAGGCTGACGGAAATATTTCGTTAACCGTTATCGCGGACGCGATCCGGAAAACGAAGTGCCATGAACAGCTAACGAACGCCGAGCTGGCGTTCCACATTCGCTGTGACGCGAGCACCATCGAGAACGCCGAAGCCAAGCGCAACCTCCTGAAGTTCGACACGGTAGCGCGCCTGCTCCGCAAATATCCGCAGCACTGCGCGGCGATCCGCCAGCTTTGGGAGCTGGAGCCGGTCGAGGAATCAACTGCGGCAGACGATCTGGTTGAAGCGCAGCGCCTGATTGACCGTGCCCAATCGAAAATGAGGCTGGAGGGTTAGCGTATGTCAGGGGGGAGGGCGCCATATCAGAAGGGCTACAGACTGGAGACGAGCGTACGCCGCTATTTCCAGGATCGCGGCCTTCAGTGTCACCGCGTAGCTCTGTCCGGAGCCGGTCCTGAGAAGGGTGACGTATGTGTCACTGCCTCATGGGGCCAGCGCATCAAGCTCGAATGCAAGTCCCGCAAGGAACTGGCGAAATGGATCGTTGAGGCGCTTGGCGATCACGATGCGGTGGTTCTCAAGCAGGACCGTGGAGAGACATACGTTCTCACGCGGCTGACGCACTACGCGGATTTGCTGCAATGACCCGCGCCAAGATGCTAAAACGCGCGCCGCTTCGCGAAGTAGCCGCAGGATATAAGAGCGGCAAATGGACGGTTGTCGGACCCGCCCAAAAGAAGCGTAAGAACCTCTACGTTTCGTGCATTTGTGAATGCGGAACAATTAGGGACGTCCGTGCTGAGAATTTGGCGGGAAAGCTCAGCCAGAGCTGCGGATGCAGCAATGCAGACCGCCTTCGCGAGCTATACACCAAACCCAACAACGCCGCAGCGATCCACAAGATTTATACGGCCTACAAGAAGGGCGCAGAGGATCGCTGTCACGCTTGGGGCCTATCCGTAGATGAGGTCGACGCGCTCGTAAGGCAGCCCTGCTACTATTGCGGGGCCACCGCCACCAACCGCTATACGATCAGGGGGCCGGAGTTCCGGCACAACGGAATAGATCGGATCAACAACGCTGAGGGATACTATCCCGACAATGTTGTGCCGTGCTGCAAGGACTGCAACCGCGCAAAGCACACCTTGAGCCGCGATGACTTTATCGCGCTGGCTGTCAGGGTAGTCACACAGCACGGCAGGCGCAAAAGTCTTGCTGAGGCAATCCGCGCGGCCATCCGGCAGGGTCTCCAGCTTTCGCAAATCAACGTCGCCAAATGGGCTGAGACTTACGGCTCGCACATCACTGACCGCGAGGTTCGTGAAACGTGGGAGTTCGAGCTGACCAAGGAAACCAATTCAAACGTGAGTGAGGGAAAATGATCGCAGAGCATTGCGAGCCAAAGGGACTTGCAAAGAACGCTGAACCCATCGGCTGCTTTACCGCTGAAGCTGAATTTCGCCAACGCGCTGAACGCGGCTCAGCAATGCTCCGCAACGCCCTCCTGACGGCAATGGGCCT